GCTAATAATCTTTTTTGTTCCGCCTGTTCTAATTGCTGCGCGTGTTTTCGTTCTAACTCTTCACGTTCTATTTTAATTTTTAGTTCTGCTTCAGCAATTGCTTTAGCTCTTATTTCTTCTTCTCGTAATTTTCTAGCGGTTTCTTCCATTGCTAATCGAATTGATTTTATTTCATCATAAGTGCCATTCATTAACAAAGCATCTTCATGTGCAATTGCTATTTCTTCAAGTAATTTTAAGCGCGCTTGCTCATTCTCCCACTCATCAAGTGGTTTGCGTACTTCATCACGTAAATAATCTAGGCTATCTCGAGCAAATTTGCGTACAGAATCAATTTTCTTAGGTACCTCTTTGTAATGTGATACCAGCTCTTTGCCAATTGAATCTATGTATGTTTTTGTTCGTGCTACGCTATATGCCATTGACGCTATGTCTTTTCGGCCCTTTTCTGTATGAACATCGGGTACTAAGGATTTTGTTTTTAGCACTGCTACAGCTAGCAATTCTTTTAGTTTTGTTTCATCGGTGAATATTTCTAACGCGCTCGAGCTGTCAATTGTGATTAATTGTGTTTTTTCAGTTTCTTTTGATTCTTTACTCTCTTGTATTGCGTTTATTCTGTCTAATAGTGATTGTGTCATTCCCATTCATCCCAGTTTTCGTTTTCATCGTAATAATCATAGTCGTGAAGCTCTGTATCGTCTTCATTGTGACCTTCCATTGAGCCTAGCTTGTAATCTTCGTTCATTTTTTGCCTTCACTAATATGCATTAATGGACATTATTAAGGTAAAAGATGTCCATTCAAATAATGTCAATAGAGGCCTAATAATTCCTCGCCATATTTTTTCGTCTAAATCCATTTTGTTCCTAGCTGTTATCTGGAAAACTACGACCTAAAGATTTAAGTCGTTCGTATGTTTTTAAATCAGATGCGCATACATTTCTTAAATGAGCAAATGCTTCAATGTATGTATCATATGCGCATCCGACTATCTTTAGAGCTGGTCTGGCCATTAAATCATAGGGGCTTAATACGTAGTACATCCCTTGAAAAGATAATATTTCATATTTTCCTAATTCCGGTTTCATTCTTTTTCACCTAGTAATTCGTTTATTTTAGATAATAAATCGCGTGCATTTTCAAAATAAAAAGTGTCGTTTTTATCGTCTATATGATTTAAGTGTAAGAAAAAATTCTTGCAATACATGCTTATATAACTTGTAAAAGTTGGCGCTATTGATACTCGAATAAATCCTTTTATGTGTAATTTAGTTGCTTGATTGTATGCTTGTTCTAATAATTCGAAATCATTCATTTTTAAATATACCTTTCGTTAAAGCTTCGTTTTAATACTCGGACTGTTTCACCTGTCTCATTATTTTCTATGTGCATTTTGAATCCGCCTCTTGAGTATTCAGCATCGAATAATTTTATGACTTTTTTGATGCTGTTTTCTTGTGCGCTTAATGATGCGCCTGATTCGTTTTGTGCTATTAGTGTGTATTTCATTTTATTCTCTCGTTATTATAAGTTTGTTTGTATGCCGCCATTCTATCATTCCCACACTAAAAGTCAACCTTAAGTTGACTGAATAGATAAAATATATTGAATTGGTTTAAAATAAATCAGAGCCTGTTTTGTTGCAAATAGTGATTTAACTCATTCCATCTACAAGTTTATCCACAGAATTAGGGGGTATCTTATTGACTTTAAGTAACGCGCATTGAATAATGTTAAAAAGTTAAGTGGGTTAGCGATGAAGTGTGAAGCATGCAGCGGTAAAAAAGTAGTCTTTGGGTTTGGTGGAATGAAGACCGCATGCAAAGAATGCAAAAATCCTACTAAAGTTGACAAAGATACCGTTAAAGTTGACAAGCGCACTAAACAATCTAAAGAGGGTTGAGTATGGCCAAGGTAAACGGCAGGCCTACATTATGCACGCCGGAAATGATAAAAGAAATCTGCGATACTATTTCTACCTCAAGCCAAGGTCTTCCTACTCTTTGTCAATTGAATTCTAATTGGCCAGGTTGTTCAACAATTTTTGAATGGATAAGCGATAATCGCAACGGCTTTGCAGATAGTTACGCAAAAGCTAAAGAGTCTCAAGCGGATTATTTAGTAGATGATATTTTAAGAATCATTGATAAACCCGAAAGTTTTATTGATGAAAATGGCAATGAACGTAACGATGTTGCTATGATGCGTTTAAAAGTTGACGCCATTAAATGGCAGGCAATGAAGCTTAAGCCTAAAAAGTATGATAACAAAGGCCCTGAAGCCGTTAATCCTCAGGATACACTCAATAAAATACAAGCGCTTGTTGCTGATTTAAATAAGACTAATGTAAGTGATATATGATCGAACAATTAATGTTGCCATTGCGATGGTATCCATTAAATAACGCCCTACACTACAAGCATCACCCTTTAAATCTTAATAAATCAGTTCATTATATAGGTCATAATAGGGTGGGTAATCCTTTTGTAATGCATAATAAAATCTATTATGGGTGTTTATGAGCACGAATGGAAAAGACCTCGATATTCTCCGAAGCGACTTATTAAGCGATTACCTTCTATTTCTCCGAACTTTCTTCAAAATCATTACTGGACGTGATTTTTATATATCACAGCCACATGGGCGTGAATCTCATTTTGTTACTGTTGCTCGTGAGTTAACACTTTGCGCTAATCTAGAGATCGTTAACCTACTAATAAATATGCCCCCAGGTTATGCTAAAAGCACGATGCTTCTCTACTGGGTAGCTTGGACATTGGCAAAGTATCCCGATAGCCAGTATCTATATATTAGTTACGGTCATGACTTAGCCGCAAAACACACTGAAATGATTAAGCGAATAATTAACTGCAAAGAGTATCAGTTACTTTTCGGCATTAAGATTCGAAGCGACTCAAAAGCAAAAGACCATTTTAGGACAGAATCAGGCGGAAGTATCAAAGCCTTTGGTTCAAGTGGTGGTATTGTCGGCCACGATGCCGGACTTCCCAATCTTAATAGATTTTCCGGGGCTATATTATTGGACGACCTACACAAGATAGATGAGGCTCATTCGTCCACAATCAGACAAAAAGTAATAGAAAATTATCGAGAGACTATTATTCAGCGTCCACGCTCTCCAAACGTTCCCATGATATGCTTAGGGCAAAGAGTTCACGAGGATGATATAGCCGCCTTTATGCTATCAGGAAAAGATGAAAGAAAGTGGAAGACCGTCATTCTAAAAGCTATTGACGATACGGGAAATGCACTATACCCCGAGGTTAATAGCCTAGAGCAACTTCGAGAAAAAGAACTAAAAAATCCTTATGTTTTCGCTTCTCAGTTCCAGCAAAACCCCATTCCCGCTGGTGGTTCATTATTTAAGCCTAATTGGTTTGTGTTGCTAGACTTTGAGCCCAAAATAATAAAGACGTTTATCACAGCTGATACAGCCGAAACAACTAAGAATTATAATGATGCAACCGTTTTTAGCTTTTGGGGGCTGTATGAAGTTATAGAGGCAGGTCAAAAAACAGGATTATTTGCTTTGCACTGGCTTAACTGCTTGGAAATAAGAGTAGAACCCAAGGATTTGGAGCAAGAATTCCTGTCATTTTATGCTGATTGCATGCTCCACCCCGTTAAGCCATTGATTGCAGCCATTGAAAAGAAGTCTACAGGCGTTACACTAATAAGCACGCTTGACGGGATGCGCGGCCTCCACATCAGAGAAGTAAAAAGAACCAAGGCATCAGGAAGCAAAACGCAAAGATTTTTAGAAATGCAACCTATTATTGCCGCTAAGTTAATATCGTTAACTAAAGATTCACGGCATTCAAAAATGTGTATTGACCACATGAAAAATATAACAGCAAATGATAGTCATAAAAATGATGATGTATGCGACACTCTTTATGACGCGATTAAAATAGCATTAATCGACAAAACGATTAATATCACTACTAAACAAGATGATACGATATCTGCTAGTATTATGAGACCGCAGCAACAACGCCTACAAATACAGACGGACTTATATCATGGCAGCAGATAACTACCCATACAGTAATGACGATCTAGCGCGAATAAAGCGCAATATCAGCACCAGTTATTTATATTTTGAAGAAAACTATAAGCGCTTTAGAGAGTTTCGACGCTTTGTGTTTTGCGAATCAATTACAGAAGGTAATCGGTCTAAGTTGCGCCAGCTTAACAGGCCGGATTGCGAGTTCAACATACTTGAAGCGTTTATTTCGAGACTTCTTGGTGAGTTCTCTAAACAAGAGCCGTCTATAGCAGTTTCACCGTCAGAAGATGCCCCTATTCCCGTAGATGTATGCAAACTTATTGAAAATAATATCCGTCATGTAATGTATGATGCAAACAAGAACAGTTTTGCGTATGAGATTTACAAGGACTTATTGTCCGGTGGATTCTCGGTAGGCAAAGTATGGACTGATTATGCGAGCCCAATGAGCTTTGATCAGGTCATTAAGTGGGCTCGTGCATTTGACCCTACGCTATGCGGATTTGACCCTTTAGCTAGAGCGAGTCATAAGGGTGATGGTCAATACAGTTTTGAACTTTTTCCCATGCTGGAAGAAGACTTTTTAAAAAAATTCCCAAAAGTTAAAAAAGATTCAATTGGCTATCAGCGCGATGTTGAGGGTTTTAACTGGTCATATGAGGACTCTCAGAACCGAAGAACCGTATTAATAGGCGATTACTTCGAAAAGAAAATGAAGCGAACGCAGATAGTTAAGCTTGCTAATGGCACTACGATTCCATTAAACGATTATAAAAAGCTAAAAAAGAAGTGGAATGAACTGGAGGCGTCAGGTCAGATGATTGATGTCATCCCGGAGATAGTTGGAAAACCGCGCTGGACAGAGCTTGAGACAGTATGTCACTACAAGATTATTGAGTCTCAAATATTAGAATACAAAGAAACTGATTATACTTATTTGCCACACGTATTTTTTGATGGGCATAGTATTATTTTGTCGCGCGGTAATTCTGGTTCTCAGTCTTATCAGATGACTCGCCCCTATGTTTATCATGCTCGCGGAGTGCAAGACTTAAAGAACTTTGCAGGGCAAACATTAGCAAACTACCTGCAAAACCAAGTGCAGCACAAATTCATTGTGATGAAAGAGGCGATACCCCAAGAGAAAGACTACATTGAAGCGCTAACAAATACTCAGAGAGCGAGCACAATCGTAGTAAATGCATTTATGGATAACAATCCCGACATGCCAATAGCACAGCCTATACGCGAAGTTCAAAACCTTCCCGCACCTCCTGAGATTATGCAGGCATTCCAAGTTACAGATCCTACAACACAAACTATTCTTGGAAGTTACGCAAGTAACAATGGTCAAAATGAAAATGATGCTAGCGGGAAGGCGGTTATCGCAACTCAGAGCGCGGGCAATGCGGCTGCGATGCCTTATGTGGTAGGTTACTTGGCTGGCCTCAATCAAATGTCTAATATACAAGTTGATTTGATGCCGAAATATATATTAGGTAAGCGCAAATTACCGACCATGGATAAGGCCGGAGAGCGTGGATATCAAGAAGTTAACTCAGAGGGGAATCCTTCTCTTGATTTTGGTAATTTTGCAATGAATGTATGCGTAGAGGCTGGAGTAAATTTCCAAGTCCAAAAGAATGAGGCATTACAGCAAATAACCTCATTGATGCAAGCAAGCCAAGAGTTTAGCGCGTTTATGAATGATGATGAAACCTTGCCGATACTAGTTGATAACATTACCTGCTATGGCGCAGACAGGCTAAAAGAGGCCGTGCCAAAATGGGTACAAAAGAAAGCTCAAATGCAACA